AGATATATATGTGAGTATTGTGAAAAGAAATGGACTGATATTGAAAGAGTTAATAATATTTCTAAAGGACATTGGAAAGCGACTGATAGGTTTAATGGACGTGCTGGTTTTAGATTAAATGGACTTTATTCTGTATGGGTAACGATGGAAGAAGCTGTTGGAGAGTTCTTACGAGCAAAAAAACTACCTGAAACATTAAGAGTATTTGTAAATACCTATTTGGGAGAAACGTGGGAAGATCAAGGAGAACGTATTGATGACTTGGGCCTATATGACAGACGTGAAGATTATACTATTCCTAATGAAATAATATTACTAACTGCTGGAGTTGACGTTCAGGACGATAGAATCGAAGTAGAAGTATTAGGTTGGGGTTTAGAAGAAGAAACGTGGAGTATTGATTATCATACGATCTATGGCGATCCATCAGCACCTAACATTTGGCAAGAACTAGATTTAATATTATCTAAAACATACGAGTTACCTGATAAAACTAAACTTAAAATCGTTGCGACTTGTATTGATAGTGGACACCATACCAATCAAGTTTATAAGTTTTGCAAACCAAGATTTGTACGAAGAATATTTGCGATTAAAGGTATTGGTGGAGAGGGACGGGCAATCATCAGCAGACCTACAAGAAATAATATTGCTCGTATAACTTTATTTCCTATTGGCGTTGATACTGCTAAAGAATTAATATATTCGAGATTAAGAATAAGAGATTATGGTTCTGGATATTGTCATTTTCCAAAAAAATATGGAGAAGAATATTTCAGACAGCTAACAGCAGAAAAAGTTGTTACAAAATATAGACGAGGTTTTAAAAGACGAGAATGGGTACTTATGCGACCAAGAAATGAAGCACTAGATTGTAGAGTATATGCGTTGTCAGCTTTTACAATATTAAATGCAGACTTGAATCGTATTTCTGAAAAACAAAAAGGGCAAACACAGATAAATCCTAAAGTCAATCCGAATAGGTTGAAACATTACAAAAAGCATAGTAATTTTGCGAAATCGTGGAATGATTAATTAAATGACAAATTTATTTACAGATATACCAGAAAAAGAACCGATAAATTTTTATAAAGGCGAAACAATCGTTTGGAAACGAACTGATATAGGTGCTGACTATGCACCATCAAGTCATTCGATGGTTTGGGAAGCATCATTAGAAAGTGATGGTTCAACAAGATTTTCAGCAACAGTTACAGAGTCAGGAACAGAATATACATTTACATTAGATGATTCATCAACAGCTAGTTATACTGCTGGAGATTATGTATGGGTTTTAAAAGTTATTCAAGATAGTGATAGTGAAAAATTAGTTATAGATTCAGGAAAGCTAACTGTTAAGGATAATTATTTTGCAACTACTGGAGATACTCGAAGCCACGCTAAAGTCATGCTCGATAAAATCGAGAGTATATTAGAAAATAGGGCTGATGTTGATGTTTCAAGTTATTCAATAGCTGGACGTTCACTTAATAAATTAACTGTTGAAGAATTATTAAAATGGAGAGATTATTATAGAGCAGAATATAAACAAGAAGTTGCTGAATTTAGAATTGGTAACAACGAGGGTTCAGGCAGAGTAATAAAGGTGCAATTTAATGACATATCTTGAACGAATTAGAAATTTATTTAGAAGAAGAAATAAAAGGTCTTTTTATTCTGGTGCTAGTACAAGCAGATTATTAAGTAATTTTACTCAAACATCAAAATCTGCTGATACTGAAATTAAACAAAGTTTAAGAGTTTTAAGAAATAGAGCAAGGGATTTAGCAAGAAATAATGCTTATGCAAGAAGATTTATAAATGTTTATGTAGATAATGTTATTGGTGCTAAAGGAGTTCATCTTCAAGTCAGAAGTCGTGATCCAAATGGCGCACTTGATTCATTTGCTAATAATATGATTGAAAAACGCTGGAAAGAATGGGGTTATCAATGTAGTGCAGATGGCAAAGCGAGTTGGGTAGATTGTCAAAGATTATTTGCTGAAACTTTTGCAAGAGATGGCGAAGTTTTAGTCAGAGTTATTAAGAATTTTGATAATCCGTATAAATTTGCTATCGAATTTATAGAAGCTGATTTTTTAGATACAGAATTAAATACAATTTTACCAAATAAGAATGAAATTAGAATGGGAATTGAAATCAATAAGTTTGGTAAGCCAATCAATTATCATTTATTAAAAAGACACCCAAACGATGATCTTAATTTGAGTGCAACTTCTTATCCAGGTATAAAATATAATATTGTACCAGCTAATGAGATTATTCATTTCTATCATCAAGAAAGACCACACCAAACAAGAGGTATTCCACCTTTATCATCGTGTTTAAAAGATTTAAAAATGTTAGATGGTTATATGGAAGCTGAATTAGTTGCGGCAAGAGTAGGTGCAAGTAAAATGGGATTTTTTAAATCAGCAGATGCCGATAGTTATACTGGAGAAGATAAAACAAATACTAATAATCCAATTATGTCTGCTGAACCTGGTACATTTGAACAATTACCTGTTGGAACAGACTTTCAAGCATTTGATCCTCAACACCCTACAACAGCATTTAAGGATTTTACTAAATCAATTATTCGATCAATCGCAAGTAGTTTAAATATTAGTTATACGACACTTGCAAATGATTTAGAGAGTGTAAATTATTCAAGTATTAGACAAGGTGCATTAGAAGAAAGAAATTATTTTCAATGTGAACAATATAAAATCATTAGAAATTTTCACGATATTGTTTATGCTAATTGGTTAGAAATGGCTTTATTAACAGATTTATTAAACGGACTTCCAGCTTCTAAATTTCCTAAATTCAATAAACCTATCTGGAGAGCAAGAGGTTGGCAGTGGATTGATCCTAAAAAAGAAGTTGAAGCATTAAAAGTTGGTATAGAAAATGGCTTTTTATCACACCAAGACGTTCAAGCGAGTTATGGTAGAGATGTAGAAGATGTATTCAGTCAGATACAGTCAGATAAAGAATTAGCAGAAAAGTTTGGAATACAATTAGCGTTTGAACCTTTTGGTTCAAAACAAATACAAAAAAATCAATCAAATGAGGTTGAAGAAGAAGAAAAAAATGAATAGATACTAATTATATGGATAAAAAACATATTCAAAATATAACTGAAACTGATGATTCAGTTTCGATTACTTTTAAGAAAGAGATAAGTAATGGCTCTAACGACAAAGGGATCAGCAAAGAATCTGGTAGCGAAACTACTGTATCATCACTACCTAAAGAAAAAAAGGAATCAGTTAAGGAAGAAAAGAACAATAAGATTAAAGAAAAAATGATTACACAAAAATCAGATCAAGAAAAACTATATCGTGTATTTGGTTTAGATAAAAAAGCAGTCAGCGAAGATAAAAGAACTGTTGATTTAGCTTTTTCATCTGAAGAACCTTACGATAGAAGTTTTGGAACAGAAATTTTAAGTCATAATCCAGAAGATGTGGATTTTTCATTTATTGCTAGTGGCCGAGCGCCCTTATTACTCGATCACAATTTAGAAAAGCAAATAGGAGTCATAGAAGAAGCTAAAATCAGCGATGCCGACAAGGTCGGTCGTGCAGTCGTTAGATTTGGTAAATCAAAACTAGCTGATGAGGTTTTTCGTGATGTCATAGATGGTATTCGCAGTAATGTGAGTGTGGGCTATGAAATAATGAAGATGGATAAAATTGAAGACGATGATGAGGACGAGGACAAGCCAACTTATCGTGTTAATTGGAAACCATTGGAAGCGTCTATTGTTTCCGTACCAGCAGACACAACTGTTGGCGTAGGACGCAGTAGGTATGATACTTTAACCGATCAAGATAGTCGTAAAGAAACTATTGAGGTCATAACAAGAGAAAAAACAATGGAAAAAGCAAAAGAAAATCCAAAAGTTGAAACTTCTCAAGTTAATGTTGAAGAACAAATCGCTAAAGCGAGAAAAGACGAAACAGCTAGAGTTAAGGAAATTCAATCTTTAGGGTCAGCACATAATTGTAAAGACCTTGCAGATGAAGCAGTTAATGAAGGTACAAGTCTTGCTCAATTTAGAGGAGTTGTTTTAAACAAACTTGGCGAAGCAAAACCTTTGGACAAGAAAGATGAAGTTGGACTTTCTAACAAGGAAACACGAGATTATTCTATTGTCAAAGCTATAAAAGCAATGGCAACTGGAAATTGGTCTGGTGCTGAACTTGAAAAAGAAGCGTCTGATGACATCGCACGTACGACTGGCAAAACTCCAAGAGGAATTTTCATTCCGTCAGATTTAAGATGGAAAAGAGATTTGATTCAAGGAACTGCTGGTGATGGTGGAAATTTAGTAGCTACAAACCTTTTAAGCGGTTCATTTATTGAAGCGTTAAGAGCAAATATGGTTATTAAACAAGCTGGTGCGTTATTTTTAAGTGGTCTAGTTGGTGAAGTTGCTATACCAGCTCAAAATGCAGTTAATTCTGCGTCTTGGGTTGCAGAAAATGCGGCTGTAACAGAAGTCAATACGACTTACAGACAAGTTACAATGTCTCCTAAAACTTTAGGAACATTTACTGACATATCAAGACACTTAATGCACCAATCTACTCCAGCAATAGAAACTATCGTGAGGAATGACATAATTAAAACGTTATCTTCAGAAGTTGATAAAAAAGCTATTCAAGGTGATGGCACGTCCAATACTCCTACTGGTATTTTAAGTACAAGTGGAATTGGAGCAGTTGCTATTGGTACGAATGGTGGTGCTGGTACATGGGCAAAAGTTGTTGAAACTTGGAAAGAAGTTGCTACTGACAATGCGAATATAGGCGCAATGGCTTGGGTTACTTCTCCACTCCAAATTTCTCGTTTCATGGCGGCTGTAAAAGTCGCAACATCTGACTCTGTCATGATCATGAACGATCAAAACAAACTGATGGGCTTTAATGTCTTTTCAACAACAAATTCTCCAGACAACCTGACTAAAGGTACAGCAAGTGGAACAGCTTCCGCTCTTACTTTTGGAAATTTCAACGATCTAATCGTTGGAGAATGGGGTAGTTTGGATATATCTGTTGATCCTTATACTAATAGTTCAAAAGGTGGAACTAGAATAATAGGGTTATACGATGTAGATGTTGCTGTTAGACACGCAGAAAGTTTTGCGGCAATTAAAGACTTAACAAGCTAATATTGATTATTAGTGAGTTCACAAGATTAGGCGAGGCGTTGACCTCGCCTTTTCTTTTATATAAAAGGAATAATTATGAAGCTAAAAATATTGAAGCAGACTTTTGTTAAAGGCGAATTTGCTGATGCTGGTAAAGTTGTTGAAGCGTCAGAAGCAGATGGTAATGTCTTAATTGGTGGTGGACACGCTATTGCTGTTGCTGAAGATATGAAAAAACCTGAAAACAAAGCTGTGAAAAAGAAAAGTATCTTTTCACGTAAAAAAAAGAAATAGG